ATCCCTGCGTAATGGTGCAGTTGTTGAACTATCGCCTCGGCTTTCTCGGCTCGCTCTTTCCAATGAGAGGCCATCATGTCGCCACGCCTTGCGGCATCCATGACCATTTCTTTAGATCTCTCAAGTTCATCACGGAGCTTTGCGACCTCGGCTTGAGATGCGTTTAGTTCTCGTTCCAGTTCTCTACTTAAAGCATAAGCGTCCTGATGCTTTTTCAGCAGTTCCTTTGGTTGTGGGGGGCAATGCCGAAACTCAATGGCATCAGTTCGTGGTGTGTCGGGGTTCATTCGTCTGTGGAGTTGAGGGTTACTTTGATAACTGCTTTAATGCCGTCAACTGATGCGTATAAGCCATGCCATCCACTCCCATGATAGACGTGGTTGGTACACCAATCGGCCTTCATCTGCTGTGCCTTCACCCACATTTCTGTTGAGTAATATTCGTCTCCAAAAATTGTGTTCCATGAAATCCACCAGTAAGAGGAAGCAATCCAGTCGTAGATTAGGATTTTAACCATTTCCAAGTTTTCTGATTTCATTTTGGCAGTTCTAGTTTGAATCCGTTTTCTTCCAACGCCTCCCAGAATTTGATGGCAAGCTGCTTGGTGGACGCTAGCTGCTCCCGAAGCCTCTCGACCTCGGCCTCTAGCTTCTGGTAATCCCTGTAAAGGAGATCGTGGCTGTCTCTCAGAGAGAGGGCTTCGTTTTTGTAGGTTACGGCTTCTAGTTCTAGCTCTCTAGCCAATACGATTGAGACGCAATTCTCCCTTTCTGCTGAGTCCCAATAGGATTTAGCGGCATCGGTGCGTGGTGTGTCGGTTTGTTTTCCTGAGTTCATGAGTTCCATATTTTTGTTCAGCTCGCGCTCCAGGTCCCTTGCGAGATTCACGATGTCGTCGTGCGTGTGGAATTTCCAAAACACGGCATCGGTTCTGGGAGTTGGGGATTGATTCACAGGGATGAAGGGGATGAAGGGGGTATTATCCATCGAAGCACCCACGCGGCTGATGGTGCGGATCGTTGTCGTCAAGCCACTCGAACAACTTCATCTGATCGTCGCTGGCCGACACAATGTCAGACCACTTGACTCCAAAGTGAAGACCCTCCTTGGGTCCTGTTACGTTCAAGTTGCGCTCGATCTGAATAGCTCGATCAAAATATTCGGGATAATCTTTCCTGAGTTTTAGAATCTCCCCCAGCTTCATTGATGGACAGAAGAAGCAGGACGATTTTCCGGGAAGAGGGAGGGCGTGCTTGAGGATTTGAGAGATGCATTCTTGCCGGTTCCATCTCCACTCAATAAGCGGGTAATAGTTTTTTTCCCATCGGCCTTTCCCCAAATCTTGACCCTCCTTGGCATGTGCCCTGTGACCTTCTGCAACGTCATATCCGATTGCTTTCCATATTGTCTTCACTCCGCGCTCATCCATCCAGCGCTTCACTCTGCGAACTTGCGGTTCTATTTTATGCTTCATTGAGCAGGCCTTCCTCCCATACGCCAATGACGGAAGTTGGCGCTTTCTCAAACAGGCATTCTCCAGGCTCTCGCTTCTTCCTTGGTAGAGCTTCTCAACGATCTCGATACCTATCCCCCACCATTCGCGGCACTTGCGATCCATGAGTTGAATGTGATCGTAGGTGTGAGGTAGCTCGCTTCCAGTATCGGCAAAGAGGATTAAATCCGGAGTGATCCCACGATCATGAAATCCGCAAAGCATGGCGGCACTGTTAGTCCCCCCGCCGTAAGCTACAACTAATGGAAGTTCATCTTTCATCTTTCATCATTCATCATTCATAATTTCTATTCAGTAACTTCCCCCTGCTCTCACGCTGAGGATCTCCCCTTCCACATTCGTTACTCCCGAGAGGCAGAAGTATCGCAGGCAGTCGATGGGATCCTTCAGCGCTCCGGTCTTCCCGTCCGCTCCGGTCCATTCCTTGAGCGCATGGATGGTGTTCTTACACTCCTCGGAGACGTAGAGCCTTGGCTGGTTCAGCGCATCGACCGGCTTCCCGGTGTCGTAGTGGAGCCAGTCGTTGATCAGGTCGATCCCCTCGTCGATGTTCGTGCCGGGGGTGGCGACGAAGTTCAGGCCGATCTCGGCGCATTCCTCGATCAGGGTGGTGGCGCTCTCGCGGGCGACGGTGGCGGCATTCCCATAGCGGCTGTCCATCCAGCGCTCGAAGACTTGCTCTCCCTTCTCCAGGCGCTCGATCTCCTCCTTGTAGCGCTCCAGTCCGAAGCCGAAGCTCTTCTGCGCCGGACCGGCGCGGCCGTCGGCTTTCTTCCCGTCGGGCTCGGCCCATGCTCCCGCATAACCGACGCCGTCGATGTAGTCCTGTCCGGGCCACTCCCGATAGACAAAGGCCCTGCCCGAGTCGTCGATCAGGAGCCACATCTGGAACCAGTTCCTACCAGAGCAGGGATCGACGAACTGGTAGCGCGTCCCCTTGGTCGGGATGCGGCTCTGCGGGATAACATGGACCCGGTCACTGAAGAGGGGGAAGCGTCCGGCGATCGCCTTAGTCGGGACGCCGTAGGCTCGGCAGAGGATCTCGGGTCGGGCGGCCTTCTCCAGCTCCTCCCTCATGCGGGTCCAGCCTGCCCAGGGATTGTTCCGGGTGTGGAAATACAAGACGCTCGCCTTCCTGCGGACGCAGCGCTGAATGACCGGCACCTTCTCATGGCCGGTGAGCGTGCGCTTCCCCTCGACATCGCCGTAGATCGGGAGCAGCTCGGCATCGGCCTCCTCGACCGTCTCGGCCCCGGTGAGGTAATCCTTCACCGTGGCGGAGTAACCCTCGACCGGCGTGAATGAGACGATGAGCTTCCCGTTCCGGTCAAGCAGTCGGTAGCGCATGGTGGTCAGCCAGTCGAGCGGGACCAGCTCATCGCACCAGATGATGTCGAGCTCGCCACCCTCGATCGTCGAGACATCCTGGGCGTAGTTGCGGAACCAGCACTGGGAGCCATTCGGAAGGACGAAGGCATTCTCCGAGAATCCGTTCTTCTGGGAGTAGGAGATATTCGTGACCTGAGTCTTCTTGGCGGTCTTCCACTCCAAGGGCATGTTGTGCCAGATGTAGGGCTGCTGCATCTCGACCGAGTTCGGAGCGGTCGTCTGGAAACACCAGGCGCGGGCGCGAGGCTTCTCCACCAGCGCACGCATCACCTCGCGGGCGGCCCATGAGGATTTCCCCGAGCGGTTGCCCCCCATGACCAGCACCTCCCGGTCATGCTCCAGCACGGCGCTGGCCCGCTTCCAGTGATCGGGCACGAATCCATGACGGAAGGGATCCTCGCGCTCCTTGCGGATCAGCTCTTCCCTAAGCTGGGCGGCGGCCAGCCACTGATCGGGGGGAAGTGTCGCGGGAGGAACCGGCAGGGCCGGGTGAGGGGTAGGTGTCCAGGATTTGCTCATTTTCTCATCAGGCGGGTCAGGATCTTCTCGATCAGGAAATGCTGGAGGTAGGTGGTGGCCTCCTCGTGCTTGCGCTTCTCGCGGACGCCGCGTGAGTTGAGGATGGCGCGTGCGGCATGCAGAGTCTCATGGGCCAGAATGCCGTGCATCTCGGGGGTGGATTTCCAGTCCGTCAGGAAGATGACGCTACCCAGCTTCTTGGTCCGCACGCTCAGGCCGTCGCTCTCCTTCAGCTCATGGACATGCTTCGGCTTGTCACATCCCTTGCGGTGAAGCCATGCCAGGGCGCTCCGGTGATCGGCAGGCCAGACGATCCAGCATCCGTCCCGGTAGATGTCAACTTCGACGCGGTGTTCGTTCATGGGTGAGGCGGAACGGTGCGGGGGGAGGGCTGAGTCGAGGGTCGAGCGTCGAGAGTCGAGGGCTTTTCTTTCTTCTTTGCGTCTCTGCGTCTCTGCGCGAAAATCCCATCCCAGTTCTCCCGATACTCCCGGCTGAAGCAGCTCCTCGGGCTGTCACCCTTCCCGGCGCTCATGGCTTGGCCTCCTTGATCAGCCATTGCGCCTCGCCGAGCATGTCCCCCACTCCGGCGCGGTAGCCAAGCATGAAGGCGTGCTCGAAGCGCTCCATGGCGTCGATCACTCCACTCCCCTCGCGGCCGAGATAGCGGATCCCCTCCGTCTTCCAGATCTGTTTCCAGAGCGGATCGGTCTCATCAACCTTCGGACCTGGACCTTCGACCTTCGACTCGGCACCGAAATCCATAGGGATCGTATCCTTATCTCGTGTGATGGCCGCCCTCCGGCGCTTCTCCTCAGCCGCCTTGTAGGCATTTTCCAGTTTTGCGTCCTGTTTCATGGTTTTCTTGAGTTCCTGAGTTCCAGATTGATCCCCTTCTTCATTCTCCCTTTGAAATTCCCACGGGAACGGATGGCCGGTCCTTTTCAGTCTCTCCCGCACCTTGGAGCCCAGCGGCCACCGGCCTGCTGGGTTGACTGCCCGTGGTAAATTCAAATCCCTGATCCCTCGCCTGGATCGCCATGTCGAGGCAGTTCAGGTATCCGGCGGCATCGACGCGGTTGTCCCGCTTGGGCTTGTAAGCCTCACGCGCCAGCTTCACGCAGACCATGAAGAGGATGGCATCCTCGGTGGTGAGCCGATGGCCTGTGAGCGAGTTGAAGGCGGCGCTCACCCGTCCGTAGTCATGGGAGGGATGGCCGTAGGAATCATTCCGATCCCGCGTGGTGAGTTGCTCGGCCTCGCTCAGGATGGAGTTGCTCGACTGGCCGGAGAGATGCCCCTCCAGCTCGGCGATGCGATCCTTGAGCGACGCGATGTAGGCGACATGAGCCGGTGTGAACATGGCTTGTTTCTTTGATTTTCTCATGGTGGTTGGCTTGGTTGGCTGGTGTTTCACTTTTTCACTTTCTAACTTTTCACGTTTCACTTCGGGCCTAGTGCTTCTGACGCTTCTCTTTGTTGTTGGAGTAGAGCTGCTCGGTGACGTTGTTGAACCGGGTGTATTCGGCCTCGAACTGGAGGTTCACCGTGCCGACGGGACCGTTCCGCTGCTTGGCGACGATCAGCTCGACCGATCCGTCATCCAGGCTCTCGCCGGTATCCTTGTCCTTGAGCCCCTTCTTGGGCCGGTGGAGCATGACGACGATGTCGGCATCCTGCTCGATCTGGCCGCTCTCGCGCAGGTCGGCCAGCTTCGGGGCGCTCCGCTCCTCGGCATTCCTCCCGAGCTGGGTGGCGGCGATCACCGGGACGCCGAGCTCCTTGGCGGTGGCCTTCAG